CGAATGTACGCGGAGTTGATCCCGGCTGCGTAAGGATCAACTCCGCGACGAATGTTCGTACGGCGAGTTTGCTTGACACCCGCTGCGTCCGAAGCTGTCCAAGTGATGTACTGAACCAACGGTGAGTTGACGACAAGTGCGTCGTCAAGAACATAAGGTCCAGTGCCGGTAAGAGCGTAGCTGTTCCCGAGATTATCTACAGCTGTGAGAGTTGTTAACGTCGTACCAGAAGCCGTCGCCGTCATAGTGACGTCATGGTTACCGATCAGGTTGCCAGCGCTATCGATAAGAATATGATCACGGTCAGGCGTTAGCGTAATAGTCTTAAGAGCACCAAGGCTGCGAATAACGCTAAAATCAAAGTCAACATTGAACTCACCGAGGTTTGCTCTCAGCGTAGCGGTCGCGCTGTTGACTCCCGGATTCGTAATAGCGACAACGCCGGCAGAGTCAATAGTGACCCAAGTCGCGCCGGGAGTTAGAACCTGAAAGGTAGCTAGGTTCTGGTCATTGATCTGGGTATTGTCTAGAAAGACTTTGAATATAGCATCCGTAGTGTAGACACCGCCTGTTCCATCCGCCGCCGTTGTGATGAATTGGTGGGTCTTGGTAAGAACACCGTTGAAAGTCTGTCTGGGAATTGTGAATTCGCCGACGTCCTGCTGCGTGAGATTCTTAGCATAGTTAACAGTCACCCGATACACAGGGTTCGGCGAACTCACACGAGTCAAAGACCCGATGTCTTCGGACCGAATGCTGTACGTAGGGGTAGCGAACTTGAAAGTCGCCAGCTTAATTAGACCAGCCTTGGTGACGTACCAGTAGCCATTGATCGCAGTAGCAATCCCGTCAAGAAACTCACCGAGCTGGATGTCTGGCTCGTCGTAGTACAGACCCTCGTAGGTGAACGGGTAGTCCGTATCTACTGACGAGAAGGAAGTGAGATCAAAGTCAGCATCCACAAGACCACCAACAGTCTTAAGGACATTCAACGCTTCCGTACCGATGAGGCTAAAGTACGGCGTACCCGTGAGATCACCTGTTATTTGCCCCTCAGAAGGAGCACCCAGACGAATGAAGCCGGTGGCTAGGGAGGTGGCATAGCTACCCGGTGGGATGGCCGCAGCGACCAGCGCAGAGTACGTGGAATAGTCTGCCGCGAAGGTAAGCGGAACAGCCTTGTCGTAGATCTTCGTGACCGCCGAGATAGCCGTAGTGCTGAACTGATAAGTCAGCTTAGGGCCTTCAACCAGAACCGGCGAAGCGTTGCGAACAAGACCGAACAGGAGAGGCTTGTAGCGACCCTTAAGATCAGCACCACCCTCAGCACCGCCGGTCCCAGCGTACTTAACGGTCTGCAATAGGGTAGTCAGCTTCGCGCTATTGTCTTTGATGGTAAGAACCATCCTGGTACCATCGGTCGCAATCTCCAGAGACTTACCAGAGAATTCAGTGGTGTACGAACTGTAGTTCGCTCCGCGGAAACCCTTCTTAACCGTTACGATACGATTGTCCCAGTTGTAGTCCAACAGATAGTCAAAGCGACCATCCGCGTTATTGATCTCAATGGAACCAACCGAAGTGCTGGTAGCCTCGGGAACATTCTGCGAGAAGATGCCGATCTCATGCGAGAACGGGGCATTAAGACGAATAGCGTAAGGTACTGTCGCTCCCGGGACAACTTCCTCAAGAAGCCCGATAGAGAAGTTCACATTCTTTATCGTGGTGCTTACAGGATCGTAGGGTTGGGTCTCGACGAGGTAGACCAGAGTATCAGCCATTAGTATATGTATCCCGCATACTTGTAATTATTGATGTTACCAATCCCGTACAAAGATCCACCATTATTCTGGACCATGAGTTCGGCAATCTGAGCGAGGTAGTCATTGGACTTTGTAATAGCGGCAGTCGTGTCTGCTCCCGTTTCAACGATCGCCGTGCCGATGTTGGTCTGCACATCAATCATCTCATCGTTCTTAGCAGTTATCTCTGCGATAATAGAATCCAGGCTAGGAAGAGAAGGAAGATCAGCGTTGCTTGTCCCATTCGTCGTACTCGTTGAATCTGACATTGACTGCAAGAACGAAGTCACTTCGTTGAAGATATCAAAGTAGCCAGAGCCCGAAGCATTCACATTTCGTGCAGCACCGAGATAGTTCTCAACGTAGGTTTGAAGATTATCAATCCCGGAAGTGTCACCACTCTTAATGGCACCTTTGAGACCTTCAAACTGACCCTGCGCGTTCTGTAGCACTGTGTCGGCATTGAGGGGAGAACTGCTGCTGGAAGTCAGAGAAGTAAGCAGATCCTTGTAGACATTGGTCTGCTCTTCAGCGAGTTGCTTGGCAAGCTCAACCCTCTTAAGGCCGTAGAGCTTCTCAACCTGAACCAAGTCGCCGCCTACAGCCATGCCAGACTCGACGCGATCCTTATATTCTTTGACAAGATCATTGTACGCAGCCTGAGTAGGATCAGTAATACCGAGGATGTCTTGGCTGACCCCGTAGTTGAAGTTCTCCTTCATGGACTTCAGGAGGCGATCTCGTGCCTTCGCCAGCTTGTCCTCACTGAGACTAAGAGCCGCCGCTTGCTTGGACAGAGATTCAAAGGAGTCGTTAAGATCCCTTACCTGCTTCGCGGTATCGTTAATCTGGTAGGACGCCTTGACAAAGGTGTCGTAGGCCTTACCGACTTCCATATCAGACTGGAGCTGCTCGATAGTCGTGGCCTTGGTATTCATGCCAACAGTCTTCAGGGTCGGGGACAAACCTCCGATCATTCCTTTCTTCAACTGTGCGATAAGAGCGAAGGCCTGAACCTCGGACTCAGTACCCTTGATCCAATCTACACCTTCCTGTCCGACCGGCTTACCCTTCTTGAGATTACCAGTAAGAGAGTAGAAGCTTTCATCTACCTTCTTACCGTTCTCCTTGAACTTGCGAGAGCCGAAAGTGCCGTAGTTTCCAGCGGCAAGAGTGCCATCGTAGTTGATAGCGAACTGGTTAAAGAGTCCAGCGCCAGCTTGACCAGCAGCGGTCGCTACCTTCTTGTCGCCCTTTCCGTAGACTCCGGCAGCGCCACCCATCGCTGCTCCATTAGCACCGACGGTCACGTTGCTGTAGGCCGAGGGGATCTTCTTCTTAAGAAGGATGGAACCCCACAGAGCTACACCCGCGCCGATGGCAGCACCGATAGGACCACCGACCGAGTAGCCGGCGGAAGCGCCACCGAGAACATTTGATCCTGTGCGACCAAGTCCCAGCATCTTGCCGACTTGCTTACCCATACCGAAAGCGGCAAAGGCCTTCATGCCCGCGCTTACAGCACCTTCAACGGCATCCGTAGTCCCGGACTTGAGGTCTTTGAATGCTTGCTGATTTGAATGGTAGTCGTAAACAGACTTGAGGTTTGCAAATGGATCAGATGACTTCTTGTGTGTGACATTGATCGGGGAAGAAATATCAGGCAGGAGTTGGCTCAGGCTACGACCTATAACCTGGATACCCTGAGAAACATCAGAGTTACCTTCTTTCACTCCGTAAGCCGTAGCTTTCGCAGTAGAGGAATTCATAATGGAAGAATTCGCCACAGGAGCGACTGGATCAGTAGCCTTCGTGAGAACACTAACTAGATTGGATAGGCTAGTAGAATCACCAACTCCCGAATCAGCCTGACTGTTCAGAGTTGAGAATATCCCGCGTACCCCCCTGTTCCCATAAGCAGGAGCATCCATGCTCTGGAAGCTCTGCTTGAGGAAATCTTTCAGTGGGTTGTAGAGCACGAAGTCCAGCAGAACATTCTTAAGATCTTTGAAGATATTCTTCATGGTCTTAAGGAAACTGTCGCCGGCCTGCATACCTTTTTCAAAGGCACCCACGACCGCGTCAGCTTGATCAGCAGCCAACTGGCGCAGCTTCTCTTCCTCTTGCTGCGCGATACGATCAGCGTCTGCAAGATCAAGAGTAGCCTGCTTGATCGCCATCATGCTACGAAGTTTATCGTCGGTATAACCATCATTGATTAATTGCTGGCGAGTAGTGTAGAGTTCCTTGTAGTAGTCAAGTTCCTCGGAGGAGAAGCCCTTACCGTAGAGCTCACCCATGCTTCCGGACACAGAGGCCTGTGCGTTATAGTCACGGGTAGCGTTTCCGATCTCCGTGATCTTGTTCAGTTCGTTGCGGGTCTCTATTTCCTTGGTTAGCTTATCCCTAAGCGCGTCACGATTAGCAAGACTTGTGCCGATAAGCTTCTGCTCCACTTCCATCGTGGTGTTAGCAGTCTCCATCGCGACACCGCCCTTGGCAATTGCCTCAGCGTTATCTTTACGAAGATTATTCTCCCGAGCGAGATCGCTAATATCTCCTGCGACATTCGCATCTCTCTTAGCCTGTAGAGCCTGGAGTTCTTGCGCGGCTACATAGTCAGTTATCGCGGTAGTAGCTGCATCATAGCTAGAGATGTCAACGTTGGGACCAATAGCTCCCTGACCTCTGAGGTCTTTAGCCAGATCCATGATTCCCCGGATCTTCTTCTCGGGGCTATTGAAAGCATCGGCAAAGCTGTTCACTTTCGCTACAGCCGCAGATTGGGCTTGAGTTTCCTGAATATCTCCACCATTCATCAGAGTTTTAAACGCTTCATTAGCGTCCGTGACTTCTCTATTCAGATCACGAACCGAATTTTGAATACGATTAAGATCTGCGATGTTGGTGTCGGTAGGAGCTTTCTTGGTCTTACCCGCTTTGGTGACGGGAGAACCAGTCAGACCAGTGCCTTGATTGTTCTCTTTGTTGAAGTCAGCATCTTTCGCAGCTACGCCAAGAGCTCCGTGTAAATCGTATCCGAAGACGTCCTTCTGCAGACCTTGAGCATGGGCTCCCTGATTCATTCTCCCTTTAAGCATCTCAAGCGCAAAGTCACCGGCCTTCTGATCGCTAGAGGGGAGAGCATTTCTAATCAGCGCGTAGTTATTGGCGTAGTCCCCCATTCTTCTGCCATAGGCTTGAGCCTGAGCAGCGTTATACATCGTGGGAACATCAACTGCTCCCGTCTGCTTATTGATTTGAAGAGGGCTCTTCTTTATTAGATCTTGAAGAACCTTGCTGGATACATCATTGTCTCCGATCTTAAATTCCTGGGGACCAAGACCACCGCTCATTCTACCGACATGACCAATTACTTGACGAGAAAAGAAAGCGCTCTTCTCCATCGCAGCGGCATTGTTGAGAATGGCTTGCGTGTTCTCGTTCAATTTACCTGTAGAGTCGAAAACGTTCGCTGTATAGGCTTGCAGAAAGTTATCCGCATCACCCATAGTCTTGTTGCTCTCAAGGAGAGCTTTGTGAGATTGATCCGTAGCATCAGAAAAGTAGAGATAAGCTGCGGTCACAGCGCCGATTGCTACAGCCAGAATGCCGATAGGATTAGCTGCAATAGCAACACCGATCGCTTCAAGCGCGGTCCCGAGACCAGCTAGAGAAGCTAGAGTGGCTCCGGAACCTAGAGCTAGAATAGCCGTACCGAATTCCCACACCACCGAAGTCGCTGAGACTACGATAGGGACTACCTTGGTAAGATTTAAGATCCAGCTAGCAAAGGCTGCGACAAGAACACCAGAAATTATCGAGGCGACACCTTCAATATGATTCCCCAAGTATTCCAGAGTAGCGCCGAGTCCTGAAAGGAATTTATTCAACTTATCAGATTCAAGGAACTTACGAGTGCTATCCGCTAGAGCTATAAGAGCTCTGTTCATTCCATTAGCGCCGAGCTCAGCAGCATCAAATGTAAAGCTGTTCTTAAGACGATTGAACGCCGCGTCCACTGTCTTGGACATGACGTCAGCAGAGTGGGCGAATTCTACCTCAAGAGTCTGAGAGACCTTGAGGATGGCATCTTTCAATTGAGTAGCACTGATGGTCCCTTTCTTCAGGGCCTGATCAAGCTCACCCGGCTTCGTCATGTTCAACGCTTTAGCGAAGCGAACAAACGCACCAGGAAGACGATCGCCAAGCTGACCACGAAGTTCTTCAGCCTGGAGCTTACCCTTGGAAAGCATCTGACCTAGAGCGCGAAACACACCGTCAACGTCGTCAGTTGAAAGCTGGAGGGCACGAGCAGCAGTAGAGAAACCTACGAAGATCTGCTTTGCATCTGCGACAGCAACCCCGGTCCCTTTAATAGAACCGAGGAAGAAGCCATACGACTGAGCAAGACTACGAAATTCTAGACCGAGCTTACCGGCATATTCTCTAAGAAACCCGAACTGAACTCGTTCTTGTTGGATAGATCCGGTAGCGGCTTCCAACTGAGCCTTGATCTTGATGATAGCGTTGGAAGCACCGATGATTTCCTTGGCGGCTAGAAATCCACCGAGTGACTGATACAAAGTGCGAGTCTTAAACACCGCACCCTGAAGAAGACCATGCTCTTTCGTGAGGGCAGATAGACCGGCAGCAGCATTCTTCGTATTGAGCTTGATCTCAGTGTTACCAGCGGCAAGACTTCTCAGCTTACTGATAGAAGCCGAAGCTCTAGAAGCAGAAGCCGACATAGCTTCAAAGGCACGAGCTACAGCAGCCAGACCGCTTGGAGCCTTGAAATTCTGGAGAGCATTAAGGAGAGCTTGCGTGTTCTTAACAGAAGCCATACTGGGACCACGATACCCATTCATCGCAGTCAAAATAGCAGCTGACCCACGTGTGGATCCGCCTATCCCGCCGAACTTAGCTAAGGCCGCAAGCAGCTTGTTAGTGTTACCCGCAGAAGCCCCACTCGGACCCTTATAGCTGCTCATCGAGCTTAGCAAGCCCGCCACCCCGGCACCGCTTACCCTAAGCGCACCGACAGCCTTCAGACCGTTCAGAAGGGCCAGAGTATTGTTAACCGAAGCTTGGCTAGGACCCTTGAAGCCAGCCATAGTGGAGGATAGTTCTTTAATCGCCTGTACGACTTGAGGGCTAGGACCCTTCATGTTCGCGAACGAACTAAAGGAAGCAGACGCCTTTCTCGCAGCCGCGCTTACTCCACCTTCCATACGGTCGGCAGCAGCCTTGATGTCGTCAAAGCTCTTGACAATTTTCTTGGCACCAGCTTCGGCGCTAGAACCGTCAATCCCCATCTCATAGGTAGACATTACGACTTACCTCCTGAGACGTTAGTCTTGTTACGAGCGATGAAGTCAGCCTGAAAGACTCGGTCCAGACACTGAACATGATGCAAGAATTCTTCACGCTCCTCAGGATCGAAGATCCCGGCGAACTTGCAGTACGCTAGGACCTCCGACACCATGATCGGCTGAGGGGAAGACATTCCAACTTGACGAGACGCAGTAAGAACCATAAAGCCTTCCCATATCCAACGCAAGTCGGGAAAGAGATCCGGCTTGCTGTTTAGAATGGGGAAGAGAGCAGGGTCTTCACCTCGCTCCAGTATGTCTTCCCGCATCTGCTCCAAGTCTTGCGGCTTGGGTCTGAGCTCCCACAGGAGGAGCTCTTTTAGTTTTTTTCCTGAACTTCCAGGTCAGCCTTCTGGAAAGTGCTCTTTTCCATCGCGGCCGTGAGAATGTCATCCCGGAAGTCAGGGAAATCGGTAATCATGCGAAGGACGTTCTCCGGAGTGCAATCCAGGAACTTCTTCTTGTCAGCAGGGTTTGGAACACCTTCCCACGCGACCACGATAACATTCGCGATCTGCTTGTTGAGAAGTTCTTCTTGAATTGCTTCCGGCATTTCACGCCCGCGAAACTGACCGGAATAAGGCTTTTCAATGCGGCGGCGATAATCGCGGGAAGCCTTGGAGTTGAGTCGGCGGACCTGAACTTTGAGTCCGTCGCCATAATCAACCCACGTTCCTTCCTCTTCAAGATTCCGATCTGTCGCGTAACGATCAAAGAAACCAGCCATTTTATCTTCCTTCTTTGTTAAGTCTGAAGCCGACCCTAGGCTTCCATTCCTAGGGTCGGCTATACCGTATATCTATCTGCTTCGGATGACTAGCATCTTACGCAATATAGTCGAACTGGGAGACCATCACCGTGTAGTCGCGGTTGTTGGCGACATCGCGGAGACCCTGGAATCCAAGCGGGGTCGTGAGATCCGTGTCAATGCCGGGAACTTCCGGGAAGCCCGACGAATACTTGAGCCGCGGAACATCCCAGATCTCGGACTTGAGGTTCGCGTTATCGCGGAAGGCGATAGTCGTACCAGAGGCCGTACCATTCTGGAGCTTCGCCAGCAGAGTTTCGTCACCGAAGTAGGTGGTCAGGGTACCAGTCACACTGACACGACCCATGCCGATACCAATGGCACCCGGCGAACCGATCGCGTTACGAGCGCGAAGGCCGTTGTCAAAGGTCATGGTGAAACCGCTGACATAGTTCGGGGCGGCGAGAACAGCACCAGCTTCCATTAGCATCGGGATGGAGTTGGAAGCATCCAGAACCGAGTTGGTTTCAACCGTCTCAGTGGAAGCACCCGTATCGCGAGTAGCCGAAGGAGCCGTACCCGCCGAACCCAGAAGCGTCATGGTGACGCCAAGGATACCGCGAGTCTCACCCGAGATAGTAAGAGCCGAAGGCTGTTGACCCGAGAAGTACGAGTAGCGCGTACCAACCGTGAGTTCGTACTGCTTCTCGTAGCGGTAGGTGAACTGAGTGATACCGTTGCGGATGGTGTCACCGAAGTAGATGCGGATGGTCTTGCCGGTGCCGGTATCGGCAGCGAAGATGCCCTGAGTGACGTCAAAGCTAAGGCGGGTAGCGGTAATCGCGCTGATGCGAGCGTAACCATTGTTCGCAGCAGTAGCGAAACTGAACGCACCACCTTCGTTGGAGATCTTCACCCACTGACCAACGATGAGACCGAGAGTGGTCCAGTTGAGAACAGTGGAAGTAAGAGCCGGCCCACCAGAAATCGTAGCGACGATGTCAGCAGAAGCACCCTGACAACCGACAACCTTGACCTTGGCACCGACAGCCGGAGCCGCGTCAGTAGGACCACCAGCAATCGTGATGCTGGTCGCCGAAGAAGCCGAAACAGCGTACAGACCATTACCAGCTACAACGCCGGTCAGACGAATCAGGTGACCTGAGACAAACGCCGTACCGGTCGCGTTGATGAGCGAACCACTGAGAACCGAAGTGGCCGCAAGCGTGATGGAGGTCGCAGCGATCGCCGTGATACGAGTAGCCGAAGCACCGTACTTCCAGCTCGGACCATTCACGACCTCAGGAGTACGAAGCCAAGGATTGCAGAACAACCCTTCCATGAACACGTCCATGTTCTCAAGAGAGAACTCCAGACCGACATCACCGCCAGCATCGTTGCCGGTACGGATGAGATCCGTGACCTGACGAGTAGCTTCAATCTCCGAAGAGACTTCAGTCGTAGGAGTAAACGCCAGAGCATCTGACGTACGACGAATCTCCTTGTAGATCGGGTTAGCCGGAGCCACGCCGAAAGAGGTTTCCTTCACAACACGAAGGGCGGTTCTATTGGAATCCATCAGCTTGGTCTCCTGAATTTGCCTAGGCTTACCTCATTTAAGGGAGCTGAGCAAGCATTACTTTTCGACTTGTTGGTCACGATAGTACGGGACCTCGAACATATATCTATCCCAGTTGTCGTCTAGGTTCGCTGCTCGCTGCTCATTCAGAGCGAGAGTCCTGGAACTGGGAGTACCGAAGATGACAGTCTCGCCGTCAGTCAGTGGAAGTATGAGATCTTGGTAGATATCCTCCAGGCGATCAGCCGTAGCTCTGGATCTTTTAGTGCCGGAGTCGGCAGGAGAATACATATCAACTTGAAGGGTATTTTCAAATCTCTTGTAGAAGTTCATACCGAGACTCTTGCGGTAGGTTCCGCGTTCTACAATATGAACATCAGCAAACGGAGACTTGGCGGGAGTATTGAATGGGAGGTTAGGTATCGCTAGAGGACCGTCGGCCGCAGAGTTCCAGACGCTCTGAAGATGAGCGAATACAGCACTTCTTTCTACATCACGCGACACGCTTTAAGAGTCCTTCCATGTAATGCTCAAGAGCCGTTTCACCCCGACGAGTCATACCGCCCGGAGGAGTACGAGAAGTCTTCCCGTCAACATGAGCATATGAACCATACTCCACTTCGCTAAAGTATTCAACATTGTTTCGTAGATAGATATCCTGGAACGGGTTCACACGAATAGAGGCTATCATACTCTGGAACTCTTCTTCTACGACACGAGCGTTAGCAATACGACGAGGCTCTGAACCCAGAGGGAGATCACTGGTCTTACCAGGAAGTGTCGGCTGCGCGATTGCTGCGCGGATTCCTTCTACCGGTGAACCAAGGCTCCACCTGAAATTCACTAGCATCTTGCCAGTGTAAACAGGAGTCTCCATAATATCATGTTGGAACTGAGTGAGACCTTTCGTTAGCAGGGTGGTCACATAAATCTTAAGAAGCTTCTCCTGACGACGCCCTTCTTCATTCAAGCCTCGGGGGCGTTTGAAAGTAACCTTCATCATGCCTTGCGACAGAAAATAATGTGGATGGCTTGCCCCGGTACTTTCTTTCGGGTGACCACGTTGTAATCAACACCATCCATGATTATAGTGTCTGTCTCGGAAGGGTCATGATTAGGAAGATCAACAAACGGTATTAAGAACTTACTATCACTCACAGTAACTTGAGAGGCTTCCCGTTCCTCGGCTTGTGCGGAAGTCTCCAGAATCCTGACCTTATCAAAGGTCTTTGGACTACCACCTGTCATCGTGTCCGACACAGGATCGTAGACTGGATCACCTCCCTTCGTCTGGTAGGTGCCGAGGCGCACCAAATCTGACACGTTAGCAAAGGCGATTTCCACGCCGTCCTGAAGAGTGTTAATTAGACTCACCCAACGAGAACCTTTTTATTATGTCCTGAATATGCGTAGGCTCCGAAGCCGGTCAGTAGCAGTACCACCTGCGCCGGTACCGGGCGCGTGGTCACAGACTCACTAAAGTTAAGCTCAATTACATCGATCTTAAGACTATCCAAGCCCTCGGATGATTTGGCCGCGAAAGTGTCTCCCTTGGACAAGTGGAAAGCCATCTCACAAGCAGCGGCCCGAATCTCTCCAGGAATGGTGTTCATGTCCAGATACACACGCTTATCAAGATTATAGACTTGCTGACGAGGCCAATCAAGTTCTTGCTCTACGTAAGTGGGATATCCTTGCCAAACGAACATGAGATCGAGATAGCGCGTGGCATTGATGAGGAGACCCTGTTTGCGTAGGGAATCCATATCAGTCCAGTTGTCAGCGTAGTAAGGGTGGATGCTGAAATAGTCGTTGGACTCTTCCAGAGAGACATAGCTGTTAGCTCCGACCACTCCCGAGCCATCTTCAACAATCAGCTCCATGGGTGTTCTCCTTATTCACTGTATAACTCATGAACGCCTAGTTGAACATCGAATTATTACGGGAAGAGGTCTTTAGCGCCTAAGTAGAGTTGAGCTTCTGTACGAGAGCCTTTGTAGTGGACGGACATAGTTTCCGCACCCTTGTAGACTGTCTCCACGGTCACAGTGCCGAAGAACCAATTCTTCCACGGTTGATCTAGTAGATCAGTCCAGCCCGTATGGGTAACGAGGAGATTAGTGTGGGAAGGCATCAGACGTAGGACTCTGTGATGATAACTCCGCTTGAAGAAGGCGAGGAGTTATAGTTCTGCATCATGCAGATTTCTAGCACGGCATCTGTGATATCGGGTCCCGCTAGAGTTAGGTAGTCTTCACGAGAAACATACCCAACCATAGGTATCGGGTACGCCGCTATCATACGGAAAAGCACTAGACTCGCCGCGCCCGAAGTCTTAGCTGCCGAAAATTGAACAGACTGTATAGACCTAACTCCGGTGTCACCAGACTGCAAGTAAAACAGAGCTATGTCTCCAGCAGCAAGTGAGGAATGGGGAACACAGCTAGCAGTCCTACCAGAAGTTCCATCTTGATTTGTGTAAGATATAGAAATCGTCGGGGAGGCTGCTCCGACCCAAGCCGTAGAGGCCTGAATTCCGACCCATACATCGGCTCCGTTCGCAGCTCCATTGCGATCACGAGCAGCATGAGCTGCCGGTGAACTAAGAGTCTGCACTGAGGTAGAAGTAACGTCTATCCCGCTGTTATGCCAGAGGCGGTCTATAATAAAGATTCCTCCGGTAATACGAAACTGATCGCTTACCAGACCGCTCCTCGTACGTATCTCTGTAATATACGCGTTGACCCCACTTGGGTTATCGTTGCGTGGATACTTCCCTTGGATTTGCGTCCCTAGGGAATTAACTACAGCTTCCCCATTCAAACCGATAGTAGGAGCCGTAGACGGACCGAGCTTGCTGCTAGAGTACCAAGAGGAGTTGAGCATTATGCCGCC